GAGATGTCGAAAACGATCTACTGAACCTAGAAGTGTGTGATTCTGTTGATATGAGCATCAAAAACAGCGTAGATTTGCTCTCAGAGGAGTTTGAACAGCAACTCAAAGGGGACTATAAGGAGGATGTAGTAAAGACCCATATAAGCCATTTAGACGACAAATTGGGGCTAGGCGGCATAGGTGCTGGAGAGGTCGTTGTTATCTCTGCCCCGACTAGTTGTGGTAAGTCCCAGTTGGCCTTAAATATAGTAGCTAGAACTGCTACTTTGGATAATACACCTTGTGGTATATTCAGCCTTGAGATGCCGCAAAAGCAAGTAGTCAGAAGACTTGTTACGTGCCGATCTAGATTTAACCTAAAACAAATCAGAGAAGGTGTAATCAGCGAAAGTAATATGGACAAAGTTAGAGAAGGATGTGAGGCAGTTAAAGAGATGCCAATCTTTACAGTCCATAGCATTAAAGGAATCGGCGAGCTATGTTCTTATGCTAGAACTATGGTTCGTAGACACAAAGTAAAATTACTAGTAATAGATTACTTACAACTGATTCCATTCGATTCTAGAAACCAATCAAAGAATGATGCCATTGCTAATATTTCACATACGATTAAGCAGCTTGCATTGGAACTAAATGTAGGAATACTTCTTCTTAGCCAAGTCAACAGAGAGGGAGCAAAGAGAGAAGGTGGGTTAGCCATCTATGACCTAAAGGATTCGGGAGACATTGAGAATGATGCTGATGTGATCATTCTGATGTGGTCAGAAAAAGATGACATAGAAATGTCAAAAGATGTTGACGGATGGGGACATCATATTAGGATGGTGTACAATATAGCAAAGAACCGTGAAGGTGAGCGAGATGTTAAAGGACTTCTGAAGTTCTATAACACTCAAGGACTTTTCAAATGACTTTGGTGTAGGTAGTCCAGCTATTAAGATGCTGGTGGGTCTTCTTTCATTACCCTCATATCCACCTACACCTTTTACTTTATGAAAGTTAAAGAACAAGCAGTAGCCAAAGCCTTAAATAAGGTTTACCCCAACATCGGCGAGCTTACGCCAACTGAACAACATTGCCACTACGACTTCGAGTGCAAGCACTATATTATCGAAGTTAAGTGCAGACTTAAAAGATACGATCCTTGGATAATAGAAAAGGCCAAAGTCGATTGGAATATTGACATCGCAGAAAAACTAGGGAAAGACTTTTTATATTTGACAGAAATAAAGAAAGATGCTTACATTTGGAACATCAGCAAGATGCTGCAAGACGAATACGATTTCCAATGGACGACCAAGAATTTACCGCAAAATACAGAATTTTCAAATCGGAGGTGGACGAAGAAACACATAGGCTACCTCTACGAAAAAGATGCAACTTTCGTTCAATTATGAAACACATTAAAATATTCACAGTCGAGGAACATTACCTCATACCATCCTTATTCTTTGAAACGTTTAAGGATTCGTCCGAACGCACAACTTGGATCTCATTAGGATTTTGGAATAAAACCCTTAGCATATGCTTTACTTATGAAAACAATAAGCGAAAATAATACAGAAAGAATACAAACTAGGATTGATTTGATTCGTATGGAATCCCGTCAAATCTCTTACAGAATAGAAGCACTTGAAGAACGCCGAAAGGAACTTCAAGAGCAAAAGAAAGAACTCAAGAATTTGCTTACAGAGATTAATTCTTAGCTTGTATTGTTGTTGTTATTCCCTCACTAGTTTTGCGAGTTTCTAGTGAGGTTTTTCCCTCACTGGTTTAGGTGTTTACCAGTGGGGGTTTTTTATTGACCATCTCTGAAGAATCGACCTATTCCGGGTGTCATAGATAATCTAGTTTCAGAAAAGGGATTTAGTAATTCTATAGTATCTCTCTTTGGTAATCTAGTTTCAGAAAATGGATTTAGTAATTCTATGATCGCTTTACTTCTGTCGCTTAGACCTAAATCCTTCTCCATTATCTCTTCAGTTCTTTCTCTGGTAGGAGTTTCTGCTCCATAGGTAATTCCTCTAGATAGCAAGTATTTATTTAAGTAATTAATTTTCTTAGATAAACCTCCAGCTTCAATAGTCTTTTGGTTCATTAATAAAGCATCAAATAATTTAGGATCTTGGAAAGCATCGCTTAGAATATCCCTAACCTCCCCCTTCTTGAGGTTTGCTAAAGCAGCTAAAACAGTTCTTTTACCATATCCAATAGCAATCAAAGAAGAACCCGGAAGAACCTTACCAAGTGCAGCACCCGAAGCCAAAGCAAGCAAGTTGTCAAATATTGACAGTTTTCCAATTTCCTCAAAGTCTCCTTTTACTTTAATTTTGTATTTGTTGAATTTTTCTATTTGTGTAACGTAACGATCTAAATTATCTAATTCAGCTTTACTCAATACTTTTTGTAACGCAGCTTTCTTTTCGGGGTTTCTGAATAATTCTCTAAGTGTAGAGAACTCGCCCTCTGTGCCCTTTGTGCCTTGTTGGATAACATAATCATATACAGAATCCTTAAAACCTTGTAATACGTCGGACTTCTGTATTCCTAAGTTTTTGAAATCTTGAGGTGAAGCATCTTGAACTAAAGTAATCAACTCATCCATCTGACCCTCTGGGTTTCCTCCCTCTAATATAGAACGCATTCTATTAGAAGAGTTTGCATTGATAAACTTGTTAAATGCACCTTGGCCTTTTGTTCCAAATCTAGTTTTGTACAAATCGTTATAGTCGGCTACATCTGATCTAAGTGCATCAGTAACATCAGTAGCGGACTCCAACTGTAATTTAAGTGGTTGGAACTGACGTTGATTCAAGATTTGGGAATATTTCTCTATAAATCTTCCCGCTTTTCTAACATCTATTTCTCCGTCTGCGTTAGATGCTTCTCTTACAAATCTTTCACGGATAACATCCATAAATGTAGACAAAGTTCCAAACTCTTCTTGTGTAATAGGTGTAAATTCATCATACCCCGGTTTTTTGATAGCTTTAGATATTTGTTCTATCGTAATTCTACCCTCTTCGCCAGCTTTAACTTTTTTGCTAACAAGGGTTGGCTCTACTTTAGGTAAACCTTCTTCGGTTACATTAAGTATATCACCAACAATACCTCTGTTGAACTTTTCGTTCATCAAACGAGAGTATTGTCTAGCTTCGTCTAACGCTGTTCCAACACCATCGATTTTATCTAAATCATCTAGTAAAGCCTTTCTTATTTGAGTTGCTAATCGTGCAGTATTGAAACTTTTTTCATTTCTTGCTGCGGATGCAACTTCACCTAATTTACTGTAAAGAGAATATACGTCTCTTACACTTTTTAGTTTACCGGGCTCTTGTAAGAACTTGATAGCTTCAGATGGCATATCAACCTTCTGTGGATCACCTAGATTTTCGTAAAGTTCCAAGAACTTCTTTCTAGCACCTTGAACTTTATAAGCGTAACGATCTAAATCAACATTAGCCCAAAGTTTGTCCTCATATTCTTTTCCTTGTCGGAAACTCTTATTCAACGAATCAAATAATGACTGACTTAACTCTTCTGCGGTTGAGTCCGGCTTCAAGTTATCTAGTTCATCAGCAGCAAGCTCTGCGTTTTTATTTATTAAATTATCTAAAGATAATTCATTTCTTTTCTGCATATCCCTCAAGAAATCAGCAGAAGTCTTAACATTTTGTCGGTTACCAAAAATGGACTGCAAGGTATTTAGATAAAGTTTATCTCTTTCTTTTGCAGACGATTCTCCGAACTCTTTTATCAAGTAAGCCTCGATTGGAGTAAACCCTTCATCTCCAGTAATTACGGTTATTGGAGTACCTTCTGGGGCTTCTTTAGAGAGTTGAGCGGAAACTCTAGCTCTAGCTTGAGCAGTAGTTTCTTTTGGACCTTTAGTCAAGATCTCTTGAATCATCTGTGAAGCCTTCTGAAAATTTGATAATCCGTATTGTTTGATTATTTCTTTATCAGTTAAAGTTCTGAATGCTCTTTTTTGAAGCTGGTTATATATCGCCGGAATTGAGAAGGAAGTACCTATTTCAGCCAAAGCAGTTGTCGTAGGATCTGCACCCCTAAACTCAGCTTCAGTACCAGCAGTGATTGCTGCAGCCTCAGTACCAGCTACTAGCAATGGCTTTTCTTTAATCTCTTTTATTATGGATTTATTTATTGTCTTTAGAACGGGTATTCTATTTAAAAGTGGTTGTAAAACGCCATAATAAGCTGCGTACTTTAAGAAATCTCCAATCTTTTCAGCACCTATTTCTGCTCTAGTTTGGGGTTCTTCTATACCAAGAGCTTGAGACATTTCGGATCTGAACCTAGTTACCATATCGCTAGGTAATCCATAGTTACTTTTTCTGTACTCAAAGTCTAGTACAGCACTACTATTACCAAGAAATTTATTGAGTTCATTCAATCCTAAAGTTACCAAATCAGCACCTACAGCAGCTGACTCTAGTGCTGGGTCTACTACCATTTGGTATGCTGCCGAAACCGGCTCAAAACTAGATGAATACACATCTTCTACACTAGGAGTTGGTGTAGTAACTTGGGGCTGATCTTCTACGACTTTGTAACTTATTGACATTACTTTACTGAATCAGTGAGTTCTACTTGTTGAAGAACTCCATTAACATTTATGAAAAATTTAGTACCAGCTTTATTTAAATCTGGGTTTGCTTTAAAAAATGCTTCTGCTTCAGTGTCTGATTGGAACGGAGTAGACTCAGAGTTTGCTTGAGGAATTGTATCAACTTGAGGCACTTCGTAATCAAGTAGCCCTTTATATTGCTCTTCGGGGATAAGGCCTCTCAAAATGAAAGATTTTGTAGTTTCATCTATTCCTTCTACATCAAACTGTCTCTTGAAGTCTTGGTTATATCTTTCGATGATATTCTTTCCACCGGTCTTCATAGCTTTAATTAATCGCTTCAAAGCAGCTTTGTCCATTGTTTGATCTCCACCAACGATAGCTGTAGCGAACTTAATATCTCTATCCGAAATACCAGTACCAGCACCGAACTGAGAAATAACTGTAGCAATTTGTCTACCGGTTCTACTTAAATATTCTTGTGTAGTAGCTACATCGGGGAATTCCAATCCAAGTCTTTTAAGAAGTGATTTAGCACTTAACTCTAGGTCTGCACCAAAGCCAGTGATAATACCCTCATCTCCAGTGATTTGCAGTAAGGACTCTAGTCTTTGTAAGTTGGATATACCACTAAGAACTGGTTCTACTGATTCCGCTCTTCTATCTCTGAAAACATCAAGAGTATCTGTAATTAATTTACTTTCAATACCAGGTTCTCCGTCTCCTATTTGAACTAGAGTGCTTGGGGTTTTAGCAAATGGTTGTATTTCAGTCACCAAATATGTTCCATCGGGTTGAGGTGTTGCTTTTGGTCTTTGACCTTGAGCGACTAATTCATCATATTCTGCTTTAGTAATTATTCTACCTTGAGGTCCTTGCAATCTAGCCTTTTCTATTTCTGATAACTCCTCTATTTGAGCTAACTGAATTTGTCTTTGTATATCAGCTTGATTTTCGTACGCTGCTCTTACGCTAGGGTCTTTGTAAATAGCTTTAGCTAAGTTTTGGTCTTCAATACCCAAAAGGCTTTGAATAGAACTAATTCCTAGTTGCTCTTGTTTCTTCTCTTCTTGCTTTTGTGCAAAGTTCAACGCAGCTTGCTGAATACTTTGTCCAATATTCACAGCAGCTTGTTGCTCTAGAGCCCCAGCTCGTATCGCTGGAGATATATCTAACTGAGATAATTGTATTGGTGATGATCCTCTAAGCATAATTATGGTCCCAAGAATAAACTTCTAGCTCTATCTAGTCCAGTTGGAAAACCTCCCGTAGGTGGTGCTAATACAGTTCCGTACCCTACGGATCCGGGAACATTTGCTAGTGCAGAAGTTCCACCACCAAAATTCATACCACCTAGGATTGAACCCAATCCGCTAATTGTACTTCCTAGTATAGCACCACTAGCCGCAGTTCCTTGAGCTAATGCTTCTCCTTTCCCTAGAATGGCTTGTGCTTTCCGTAAGTCTTCTGCGGACCCTATGTTGATTGCTTGACCCGGATCTGTTACTTGTGGTCCGAGTCCAGCAGCTAAGAACTGTTGTTCTTCTATTGAAGGCATACCGAACATAAATTGGAACGGATCTACCGCAGCTTGTCCAGCTGACACTAGTGCTCTTTGGCGAGCACCAGCAGCTTCTTGTCTGCGTGCTCTCTGTGCTGATTCTCTACCTAGAGCGGCTCTAGCTAATGTAGAAGCATCAAGACCTCTTCCTAATCTTTGACCTAGACCTAGTGCAGTTTGCTCCGCTGTTCTAGCGGCTTCTACTCCAAGTGGTCCAGCTGCTTCTGCTGTTAGTCTTTCTGCTTCGGCTACATCTAATCCAGCAATCCTAGCCAACCTTGGGTCTTCAAGAGTACCTCTTATATCAGCACCCATTTCTCCCAATAAACCTAACTGTCTTAACTTAGATTCTTCTTGGATGTCACGAATACCACGTGCTCGTATACCGGCAAGTTCTTGGAACTGAGGGATAAGTTCTCTCTCTCTGCCAAGAATAGCACCCATAGGTTCAGCACCGTACAATCCAGTACTGTACTGCTCGGCTATAATGTCCTCTGGTGAACGGAACTGATCGAAAGCTCTCTGTATAGATTGTGCTCTTTGTTTAGCTGCTTTCTTAGCACTTCTTGATCCGAAAAGTCCTCCTAGTACATTACTTCCTATTCCTATTATTGCTTGTGTTGCTGGGTCCATAATATTAAGCTGTTCTTCTGTATCTGTATACTACTATATATGGTTGTAAATTCGTGTGAGATCCTCCTCCGGGGGCTGTTCCGCCACCCCCAGTGTTTGTCAAAAGGTTAGCTCTTCCGTAAGAACTATCACTGCCGGTAGTAGTAGTATGCCCACTGTCTTCGTGGAAAAAAGTTCTTTCAGTTTCTCCAGTTGGGTCAGTTTGACCACCTCCATCAATTTTGTAATAAGCGGCACCAGTGTGAGTGTGTCCGGGTATTTGGGCATTTGTCAAAGTAACAGTATTTGCACCACCAGTTTCCCCGATTGTATCAAACTCTGTTTGACCGGAATCTAGACCGACTGTAACTCGACCACTTCCGTACGCTTCCCAAGTTCCGAATCCAATTTTTGTTTGGAAAGCCGCAGCTGTACTTTCTTCAGTTGTTTCTAATATAATGCCGACTGGATGTATTGAATCCTTCAAGGCGGTAGAGAACTTAACTAAGTCCACTTCACCGTCTTCTATCTGCAATTGACCAGCGGATGTAACCTCTAGCCCACCACCTTGTAAACAAGTTCCAGTGCTTCCAGTATAAGATACAGCAACTTCTGAAGTATTTGTAAACTTAGCTGCATCTACTAAATTATCTAGCTTGGTCGATGTTACTTGTTCTGTTGCACCAAAGTCAGTTCCTTTTACTAAAATAGACATATTTTTATAAAATTATTTGTTACTATTGTACACTACTTGTCGAGCGGAATGTTTCTGCTCCAGCTACTTTGAGAGATCTAAATCTAGGTCTACCCAAAATACTTGTTAAAATCACTTGCAATCCGTATGCTCTCTTGTTGCCAATACGTCCTCTGATTGACACATCTTCATCTGCTGAGATTGGAGCACCTAAGTAATCACTAGCATTATTTAGGTCTATTGCTGGCTCTGAATCTATATTTTCAGATACAGCAGATATGGAAACATCAGATGCGTTATCCGTGCTAGACTGTAAATGAAGTTCAAAGTTATTAAACTTCTTGCGATCTATAGAACCTAGTGTAAACATTCTAGTAGTGGCTGAACCTTGAACTCTAGTTGATTTTTTTGTAGTGCTTCCGATGTCGGTAATTACCCTATCAATACCGTCCGAAAAAACCTCTAGTTTATGGATACCACCGTCTGTGTTTGTTACATAAACTCCTCGATCCGAACCTTTACCAGCTACTAGTAATTTAGTAAACTCAAAAGAAGAAAATGTATTGCCATCTGTATCTACATTGTTTACATTATCTATAGACTCCCAACTTTTATTTAAGAAGTTATAAATTAATAAAGTATTATTAAATGTAGATCCTCCAGTAGGAACAGCTAAATAATACTTGTTATCGAAGTAAACAGCACTAGCTTTATCTACGTGTGCTTTATTAATTGTATTTATGGTCTTTTGAATACTTTCAGATAGTGGTACTTCATTTCCACGAAGGTTATACAAGTCCACGAAGCTAAGTCCGTAAACACCATTATCTGATAAAAATATAATTTGATTTCCGACTTGGACTACCGAGTTTCGGGCAGTTAAACCAACTTCGTCCGTAAGTAATTGCGATTGAAACAAACTCAAGTCCGTGTTTCCTATTACTATATGAATACTATTACGGTTGAATACAACTAATTTGTCATCAGAAAATGATAACATACCTACGTTGAAATCGGACTTACCAGCATTGAATCTAAACTGTCCATATACTTGGTCGTATGTATCCGTATCTAAAATATCAGATAAAAGAATCTCATCAAATATTTTACGATCTGTATAAGTGTCGGCTGCGTCACTGACATTATATCTGTACGGAACTGCTAATCTCTTCTGGTGATATACTCCGTACTCCGGTGCTGGCATATGAGAGAATCCTAATCCTTCGGAAACTTTTCTAGAAAATACTGGAGTACTTGTTAAACTATCTCCATCTGTAGTGTGAGAGTCAGTCTTTTTTGAATCCAAATAGAATTCAAATCCGTGAGCTAAAGCTAGTGTTTCATCTCCGCTTATTGTCAAAGTGGGGTTTTGCGGAACGTATACGACAACATCATTTCCGTTCACTTCCGCAACAAATCTAGATCCATCTATTTTAGTATCCCCGAATCCAGCAACATCAATAGGATCTCCTACATTTTTCCCGTGTCCAGCAGCGGTTAAAGTTACTTTATACAACCCATCGTACTCGCCTCCAGTAATTGCTAACTTTGTAGCAGCTGTAATACTTGTTGTACTTCCTCCAGTGAATACCTTGGCTACCGTAAACCTTTCTCCTATAGTAAGTCCAGATGATTGATCTCCACTAAGAGTTTTGTCCCCTACTACTGAAATAATATCTCCTTGAGATACTCCGTCACTTTGGTGCACAACTCCTCGGTTTTCAATCAAAGCGAATTCACCGCTAGCACAAACAATCTGAGTGGGCTGACTGTATTCTCCACTGGTAACTTTGTCCAAAGTTGGACTTGTATTAATATTAGTACTCGCTAAATCCTTTTCAAATGGTGTATCCCCCTTTCGGAATATAAAGAGTTTGTTAAATGCTTGAATCATATCCACCGAAGATGAAATAGTCTCACCGCTAGGATATGCTAAATCATAACTTGTGGATGGATCTGATATTTTAATTGCTACAGCTTTTGTATTAGCGGCTAGTATAATGTAACTTTCGGATTCATCATTGGGGTCAGAAAATATACAAGAACCGTAAACTTGATTAATTAGACCATCATCTAAAGGTGGATCAGTAACAGTAACACTACCACTAGCTGAGACGTAGGTTTTGTCAGTAAGTTTTATAGTATCAGCATCTACGACAGTTATGGTATACAACCCCGATGGAGTTGCTGGGTTTACCGTAAGAGAACTTGTATCTAATTCTACTTGACCACTTCCCGATGTTCCCAATCCGTGAGCGGATGAAAAATCTAATATAAGTTCTCCACTAGAAACAGAAACGGAGCTAGTGGTAATATCTGGATCGACTAAGTAAAAAGGTAGAGTCAAAGCAGCACTATTAGTAGCCAAAGGAGCTTTGATATTATCAATACCTTTACGAGTTTGCCACTCGCCGTTTTGAGCCATTCTACCATTTTGGCTATCGAATAAAATACCAGCAGTCAACTGATCGGGGCGTAAACGATTATTGAATCCAATGAATCCTCTATCAAGCTCCTCTGACATTCTATCATCAAAGCGAGTATATGTATCATATCTTGCCATCTAGCAACCCCAAGCTCTCCTTGACCAATAGTTAGCTGACATCTTTCCCTTTCCTTTGATTCCAGCACTACGAGCACAATAGCTCTTCTTACGAGCTGGTATATTCTTTTTGATCTTCATATTCGCATCTCCGAATCGAATGATCTTTTCTTTACCACCTTCACAAGCCTTTACAACGAACTTCTTGCCGCCTTGAACATCTCGGCGAGGTACATTGCACTTCATCTTCTTTTTGTCGATAGCCATTATAAATTCACTCTATTATTTTTTAAATCGTCTACGTACTTAGCCTCTTCTTCAGTAAGTTTATCAAAAAGACCTTCTTGTACTTGGTTTAAAACTTCATTGAATCTTTGCATACCCTCTTTTTTACCAAAATCTCGAACAAAATTTTTCTTATTGAGTGCTATGAAATTTTTAAAATCATCAAATGTTCTAGGTTTGTTTGATCCAGTGAATGGGTCTACGGAAGGCTTTCCCATTCCACCTAGCATAGAATCCGTAATACTATTGATTGAAGGAGATGGAGCTTTAGGCATTGTAGGCATAGAACCAAGCACTGGCAATGGAGTAGGGTCTGAACCGTAAACTCTATTGCCTAGGCTGTCTACACTGTAAGCAGCTCTAATGCTTCCATCTGGGTTTCTTATTACTTTAATCATTACTTTTTAGTTCTTACTCTTGCCTTTGGCGTATTCGGTACAAATTGTTTTCCTTTTGCTCCTCCAGCTTTTTTCTTTCTAGCTGTGGCGGCTCTTTCAGCTTTCGATAAACTTCTAGCTTTAGCCAATGGAAGGCATCTGTCTGGGCGTTTCTTGTTCTTTGAAGTACCGCAAGGTCCTTTAATCTCGCCATCAACCCCGATGCGAACCCACTTTTGCTCTCTCCACTTTTTAAGCTCACCCATTATTTCTTCTTTCTCTTCTTAGCACCTTTAGCATAGTTCGGGTCCTTGCAGTACTTTGAAGCAGCCATATTCGCATAAGCGGATGGGTACTTGTCAAAAGTCCTACGAGCCCAAGCTATCCCAGCTGGGCAGATTTTATTTCCTTTTCTTTTTTCCGCCACGAAGTACCTCCAAGTCTGCTGCTGTTATCTTGTCTCTAGGAATTGCTAACCTAGCTAACTTCTTTTGCTTTTCGCTATATTTTTCTAGGGGCATTACACTTTCCTCCGCTTATAATTAGGTTGTTTACGTCTGCCTTGCTGTGCCTCCATTTCGGCGGCACAAGCTGGGCAACACGCTTTCTTGTCCTTTTTACCAAAGAATACTATTGAAGTAATAGCCATTACTTACGCATTCCTTTACCTTTTTTGCCACCAGAGACTTTCTCTCCGCAGCTACCTTTTCCATAATGTCCGGGCATAATATTTCCTTTGTTATTTTGTTAATGTTTTAATCAGCACAAATGCTGTAAAAATTGTTCCCATCACGAGTCCGACTGAAGAAGGCTCTGGTACAGACGGTGTGTACTCTACTCCCATTCTGTAATTTATCTCGTCCCAAGAGTAATCTACTCCTTTGTAGTGCAATCCTTCAAACTCTTGTCTAATAAACTCCGGGATTGGTTCAATGTAAAAAAATCCATTTTCTTTATCGAAACTATAATTAGAATCGTAGTCATAATCAGTTTCAATATAAGTTATTGGTAAATCTCTAGTTTGGGACTCGTGGCTCATTTTTTAAATAAGGATTTTATTTCGTTGAGGATTTTGTTAAGGATGTTGTTCTTGGGCAAAAACATTGCCACTATTGATAGTATACCAATGTAGGCAAGCCCCATTGCTGTGAGGTTGTCTTTGTAGTTTCCAAATATGTGTTCAAAAAATTCCATTATATTATTGGGCTAGGTTCTACTAAATCGTGTGGTTTTATTGGGTCCATTTCTTCAATCGTAGGGGTTTCAACTTTTGGCGGATCTTGCTTGACTTCTTCCTTTACTTCCTCTTTAATCTCTTCTGATGGAGTCTTTTCTACCTTTTGTTCAGATTGTTTCTTATCTTCAGTTTTGGGTTCTTGGCCTTTTACTGGCTTATCTTCTTTATCTTCTTTTGGACTATCTTCTTTAACTTCTTCTTTTTCCTCAGATGACTTCTCTACTTTGGTTTCTTGCTTTTGTTGTTTTTCCGATTCTAACGATTTATCGGTTGGCTCAGATTTCTCATCGGAAGACTTTTCCTCAACAGTATCGGAAGCGACAACGGGTTGAGGTTTGGGATCCGGCTCAGAGGAAGTTTCGGACTGTATCTGTATCTGTTCGGACACCTCGGAAGCGAAGGTCTGTGCCTCCTCCACCTTCTCAGCCATAACTTCTTGACCCCAGTCATTGACTGCCTCGAAGTCTACAAAGACATCGATAAACATCGGAGCTTCAATCCTTTGCTCCACGACATCATTAGCTACTAGAGCTACTAATGTTTCGGTCTGATCCGTAGCTAACTCTACTTGAGTCACTGCCGCTGTTCCCATCGCTACCGTCCCAGCTGTTCCTAATGTCGTAACCTTTTCTATTATCGGAGCGGCTACATTTTGTACTTGTTCTACTGCCCTTTGGACAACTGTTTGCTTTGCTTGATCCTTGGCTACTTCTTTTCCGGCTTCTTTAGCTAAGTCCTTCCCTACCTTTTTACTAGCTTCTTTAGCTTGCTCAAGGTTGCTCTCAACCTCTGCTTTAACATCTGCCAAACCTTCTGATTTGAGAAGAGTCTCAAGTGCATCCTTATGCTCAAGAAGAAGTTTCTTAGCAGATTTCTTATCCATTTCATTACTTGCTTACTGCGGCACTTCCGAAGTAGAAAGAAATGATACTGATAACCGCTGTTTTAATTTCGGGTAAAATTATGTAACCGTGAAGAGTTTGGTACGCTGTTCCTTTTGCGAAACCGAACCATTTACTGTATTCACTTGCTACCGTTACTCCCTCTTCGCTATGTGCTAAGATGAACGGTGCGATGATTACCCCAAATAGGACTGTAAGTACAATAATCCGGCGTGTCCAAGCACCGAAGGCATCCACTCTAGCTGCGGCTCTATCTGCACTATCGTCAGATGCTTGTTGCTTTTTGATAAGTCCTTCAGTAATGGCTGCTTGATTCTGCACCATAGTTCCAATTAATTTAAATACGAATCCAGAGAATCCGCCTCCTAACATTGCTAATAGTTCTGTTGTCATTTCTTAATGTCCCTCCACATCTTGATGATTGATAATATTGTTAAAGAAATAACCACGACTCTACCCAAGATGGACAGCATCAAATCCACATCCACAAGCATCTCTGTAGCTATAAAGCCATATATGCCTACTGCCAATCTTTGTAATGTCTCTTCCATTATTCTTCTTCTACTGGTTTAAATGTTACTGATGATTGCAATGAACTAATTTCATCATCTGTTAGTGCTGAGTACTTAGCTATATTCAAAGCCCACTTACCATTAGATAATTCTTGTGGGTAAGTTCTGTATCTAGTAGCTCCAGTACCTTGAAAGTAAGCAAAGTTACAAGCAGAACCCTCTGCATCAGCACGAGCTAGTGCAGTATCAAAATCATTGAATACTAAATATCCTACTATTGGTTCTCCCTCTGAATCGTTCATAATTATAAATTATAATAGTTGATGACATCATTGTTTATATCAGAAGCATCATCTTGTAGTTTGTTAGTTGTTAAATATATTTCGGACATTACTCCATCAAAACGAAATGTATTAGCGATTTGACCCAACTTAGAGGCTGAAGAAGTTACAGCTTGGTCTGCCAAAGTTGTTGTTCCGACACTAGAGCCATTTAAGAATGCTTCTATGTTTGTGTCTCCAGAAAATACTGAGTACATATTACAAGTTCCAGTTGATACAGTTCCGAAACTAATTTTTGCTGCATTATTATGATATCCGAATTTTGGAGCTGTTGAACTTGTATAAAAAGGTAAAAAGAATCTAGAGCTATCAGCACTTGAACCTTGGTTTAACCCAGCTGCTACATTGCTGTCAGTATCATCTTTTTGAGTTACTGCATATGCACTTACAGAATTAAGGTTGCTTATTAATCTGCCAATATCTAGCTCTGTTGAATTAGCTGATTCAAATTTTATTGAAGCAAAACCATTGGCATTTGAAACGATACTTCCATCAGATATAATCTTCGGTTGTTTAGTTGTTGTTGCTTGAACTGCATTGTTACCACTACCACTTTGGTCATACCAAGTATCAACGAATGCTGATATACCTTGACCAGTAAATGCTGCTGGAGAACCAACCTTGGTTGCATCATTTGAACCAAGGGTATCTGTCCAATTTGAGGCATCAGCACCATCTCCAGTATAAGCGGCAACCCCATTTATGTTAATATCAAACTCAGTTCCTCTATTACGAAAACCCATTCTTTCAATGTTATATGTTCCAGCTTCTGTAACTGTATTGCTTTGTGTTACTCCATCTATACTAATACTAACTACATTTGAACCATCTCTAGTTACAACCAAAGTGTGTAAAGTGTTTTTCTTGATGTCTGAGTCTAGAGTAATGGTTTTGTTATCTGCATCTCTTCTAAACCTAAATGTGCTGTAATCTGTAAAGCTAATTGTGTCTCTACCAGCATTACCCCAAAAAAGAGTTTGTTGATTTACATTTTCATCTCCAGTAAAAATAAAACTAACTGTAATAGTAAAAGATCCAGTTAAAGCAATGTTCGTTACACTAAAGTATGCACTATCTGCCGGAAAATATGCAGCATCATTGTACTTATCTAATACACTTTGACCAATCGCAAACTGTTCTATTGAACCACTAGATACTTGACTTGCACTAAAGTCTACTGGAGTTGTGTCTTGTTCTCTACGAACCTTTACAACTCTTCCGTTCATTGCACCAATGTCACGCAATGAATACGCTGCTGCTGAACCACCGAATCTACGTGCGATTCCTAGGTCGGTGTACTGACCGGAAGCACCGTCTAAGATATTCCACGAACCAGCTAAATCACCCTTTAGTTGATTCTGGGCTGAAGCTAGGTGTTCGGATGACATTAGTCTGTAAACTCTGAAGCGTGAATAACAGCAGTACCACTAGATGATTTTCTAGCAAAGATTGCATCCTCTGCGGCTGCTTTGCTAAATGTATATGATCGACCAGCATAAAGAATGTGACCGTTACTAGTACTTGGTGTGCTGCCATCAAATGTTACTCTAACATCTACGTCTTGAACATCTAGTGCAATATATTTAGTCAAGCTATTGAAAGCACTAAATGTTGATGTACCAGTTGTAATTGACAGCGTTTGATCTGTAACACCTTTAGTTGGTTTAGGATATAAGTTAGTTACGAATGAATTAGGCATAGGACTATTTTATATTATTTGTCAACGACTTTGGCGATTGACGTAAGTTGAGAATTTTTTGTTGATTGAATTATTGTTGCTACGAATATCTATTTTTTCTAGCTGTGTGTCCAAGTAGTCTTGTGCTAGTTGCTCTTCTGTTAGGGCTTTACCGTGCTGACCATCCATTCTTAGGAAATCGGCGTAAACAGAATGAGCCAAGTAATGGAAAAATTCTTCCGGAACTTCTTCTGTAGAGTTTTCAAAATCGGAACTAGTTGTGAATTCAGTCAATGGTTTCTTGTAAGTAACAAACACGTGAGTGTCATCAGAGCTTGTTATGTTCAATATATTTGCCCCATCTGAGTTTAGGAAAAAATCGTACTCAATAGCTGAGTTATTTAAAAAAGCTCTTTTCCTATGTATTCTTATGAACTCTCCTATTGTGTTCTTAGGGGTTTTGCCAGATGACGTAAGAGATGAGTTGAAATACGTTTCATCAAAAGCTACTAAGTTTGTTTCATTAAATACGGGGAATCCAGTTGCACCAGTTAAAGTCCATTTCTGTACGCCGCTAGGATTATCGAAATCTTCATAACTTCCATCATCGTTTGCAACTTGAGCCAACCTTGCTGTCTCAGCTGCTCCAATAAAAGTCACTGTCCCGTCTAAATTTAAAGTAACACTATTAGTTCTTTGAAGAGTCCATTGATTAGTGGTAGCAGATTTTGTAACAATTAAAGGACTTAAATTAGTGTTCTCTTTTGATTTAACGTATACGGGTGCACTATTGTCAGACCTAAGACCAAGAAGGTAATAAGCCCCGTTGTATACAGTATTTGGATTGGAGTCACTAAGACCACTTAAAGTAAAACTATTTACATTCCTTTCTTCATTAGAAACAACGTACCTATCCCATATAGGACTTGTGTTGTACGCTTTACTTAATCTACGATTTATCAATCGGGATATATCCCCTTGTTCTTGGGATGTAAAAGAACTTACACCAGCAAGCGATCTTATTAATTTGAATAAATCTCCGTAAGGTTTAGTTTGCATTAGATTTTATTAGGGGATAAGTCGCTGAACTTCTTGTTGTAGTACTTGATAAATTCTTTTGAATGGACTTGATCGTGTCCGTACTTGTTAGTCAATCTAAAGAAGTCTCTAGCTGGCATAGTAGCTACACATTTGCCTAGTACGGGATGAACCTTTCCTTTCTCTTTTGCTGCGTCCTTTTTTGCTTGAGCAATACGCAAGTGCTCAGTTTCTCTTTCCAATTTGAAACCACTTTTGATTTCATTCAAAAATGCTTGATCGATTTCACCATCTGTGAAACTGCGTGGTACTTCTGTAATAATGTCCATATATCTTTAAGTAGTTTTAAGTTGAAAAAAGAGGGTGGGGGCATTGTGCCCCCTACCCAAATTTTTAATTAAGCGAATGATCCTAGATCAATGATGCGTAATGCGATAACAATGTTACCAGCAGTTAAGTCACCAGTTGTACCGTTGACTTCAGCTAGAACAGAAGTTTCTGCTTGGTAGCCTATAGCTTGAGATTGGTTTCCAGTGAAACCGTCTCCGCTGTTGAATACTGGAGCAGACATTGCATCAACATCAAGAGCATCAATGAACTCATCTGGGTCACCAGCTGTTGTACCAACATCTAAAGTGATGTCAGTAGCACCAGCAAGTGCAGTTGATTCAAAGACACCAGCAAGTTCAACAGCACCGCCAGCTGGAATAGTAGCGATAGGAAGTTGAGTAGCTGTACCTAATGTTTCACCATTGAATGGATTAGTACCAGTCTTGATTTTATCTAAATCATCTGATGATAATGAGATGACGTGAGTGTATCCGGAAGTTCCGGCTTCGTTTACAGTTAATTTAGCCATAATGTGTTACCTCCTTCTTATACTGGGTCTGTTATTTTACCGTGTGCTTGTGGGTGATATACTCCAAGTGTTAGAGAGCAATCAACGTAACCACGCTCACCACCACCCATATTAGGTAGGCGAGTTGAGCCCAATGGAATTAACTCGTGAATACCAGCATATTCTGGGTTCAACAAGTATCCAGTACGATCTACTGGGTCTGTAGTAGGCATACAATCTGGGTTAGCGTTTACGATAGAAACGATACCGTGATCTGATTGGTATAACTCAACAGATAGTTTGATTTCAGCACTGTTACCGTCATAGTTCACTGAACGAACACCTTGGTTAGTAGCACTATTGCTAGGTCCTAAGCGAGCGAAGTCAGAGATTGTTTGACGTAAGCTAGTGTCCGCAACAAGCATAAGTTGGTCAGTTGTTCCAGTTTCACGATAGATTGAAGTAATAATATCGTTGAAACCAGCTTCTGTGATAGCTGTACCACCTTCGTTTGCGATTGAAGCAGCTGGAGTTTTGAACGCATCTGGAATGTCTGAAGATGCACCAGCACCACCAGTATTTGCAGAGGACTCAATCCATTTGCCTAATCCACGAAGACCGTATGCTGAACCAGCACCGTCTTCAACTGAGCGATCGTTAGTTGAGCAAAGAGTTGCTTCGATGTCTCGTTTGATTTCACGGATTGCTTTAGCTTCAGCTTGAGCGATCTTAGCTGGACCTACGGAATCAACAGCCTCTTGGAGGTCGGATACCATATAGTCACGGCGGAATTTTTGTACGTAGTTACCTAAACGTGCACGTCCAGAGAATTTATCTGTGAATGCACTTACATCAGCACCTTCGGCAACACCGGTTGTAACTGGATCAGCTAGGCTGTCTACAGTCCACTCAACGAAAGTTGAGCTCGCACGCTGTTTGCTTAATGATGAAAGAACTGGAGTTTCTTCGGGAGCAAGAATTGACAAAACATCAGTCAAGTCTTCTCTGTTAGAAACACCACTTCCGGGATTGGTTGTGTCGAATGTATTTGAGAATGACATTGTATTTTAATTAGAATTTATTTTTAATTTGTTGGGTTCTGAGAGTAATGAAATCACCCTTAGTGCCGGATTGCTTAAATCGTTGGTTAAGGTCTTTAAGTGCCTTAACTGACTTTCCAACAGTTTTCTCTGACATTGATGCCGATGTTATACCCGTTTGTGGAGGGTTTAACTTCGTGTTCTTCGGAGTTTCTTGAATAGTTTTCCTTCCGTAGATACTATTAGCTGCGTGTGCCATTAGGTAATTCAGCTGTGCTGCTACCTCTGGGTCTGCGGTTTCTCTTAGTTTCTCGAATCTTGGATCTCCAACCATTGCTTCGTAATTCTTACGAACATCGTTATCTTCTCCTTGTAACCATTGTAATTCGTTCTGAGCTTGTTCATCAAAAGCACTCTTGAGTTCCTTTGATTGTTCAACTCTTTGAACTTCTCGTAACTGAGCTGGTAAGAACTTATCACGAGCTTTGCGTGCGTTCAATAAACTTTTACGCACATCGGCCTTAGTTAAGTTTTTGCCTTCTATTTCTGTTACGACATCATTTGGTCCGTATCCGTCTGCATTGAATAATGTTTCCTCCGCCCACTCTATGACATCTGTTACTTCTTTAGCCTTATCTTGTAATCCCTCCAACGAATCAATAGATGCGTAAGGGTTTTCGGCTACTGTTTGAGTCTCTAATGGATTCTGTTTATTCAACTCAGCTTGTATTTCTTCGAGCTTGCGTTCTGCTGCTTTACGCTTTGCAGTAAGTTCCCCATATCGGGCAACCGCTCTACTACCAAGTTTTTCGGATAACTCCTTGAGTTCATCCTCGGACATCTCGTCTAGATCTAACTGTGAAAGAACATCTGTAGAATCTTGCGATTCTTCAGTTTGTTCAGCAACTTCTGTTTCTTCGACAGTTTCCTCATTACTCTCAGTAACTGGGACTTCATCGGCTACTTCTTCTGTTGCTTCAACTTGTGGAGCTACTTCTTCCTTAGGAGTAAGTTGCCCCAAGCGTCTTTGAGCGAACTCTGACACTGATATATTTGACTGTACCGCTGTTGTTTCTGTTGTGGGTTCAGCGTTTCCCACTGTGATTTCTTCTGACATAATGTTTTGCACTCCTTAACGCCGAGCGATGGCGATGAAAGTATTATAACTTATTGTGCAAGCCTATCTTTGAATCGTACTTGTAGGTTTTTCCAATCGCACATTTGTAGTATCTGATCGTATGTCAGAATACGCCCAGATATTTGTTGCATCTGTTCTGTACTAGCTTGATGAAGCTCTTCAATAGTCTCTTCACGTAAGTCTTCAATGACTGATAAAAAACGAGCGAAGTGCTCGTGGTTACTTAATGCTTTTAAATCACTTTCTAAGCTCATTTAATAATTTTGTTAAATTATTTGGGTCCTTCATTACTCCAACCATACGAGGACCTCTTGTCTTTACTTGTTCGTACCATTTGGAATCCTTCATTTCGGCTGCCGCTTTATCGTAATCGTCTTCAGCAAGAGCTTTACGCATTTTCTTAAATGTAAATAGTTTTTTGCGACCTAAGTTAAAAGATAAGTCCAACAATGCAATCTTTGCATTAGTTGGTCTAGAACTAAATTTAGGATCAAATTCTTTAGCATCAGTTAAGGCGTTTTTTATATTAAAATTATATAAGTCCCGGATTTGATTTTCATTCAGAGTTTTACCTTTGTTGACAAGATCATCATAGGTTAAACCGTGTCTTTCCTCTAGGTACTTTATGTTAGTTGGCTCTTCTAGGTTGAACCCTACCGCTATTGACATATTGCCTAAAGAATCCTTATAAGCACTAGATTTCTTTCCTTCATTTAAGGATAGGATTTTATACAAATCCATTCCGTATGATTTTGGTTTAGCACGCTGTGCAGCGTACTGACTTGTGGTCATATTATCCGCCATAGTATTATATTCCTTGAGTTTGAATATCTCCCATTTGGGCTGGTTGTGTTCCAACTCTTCCGATCTGAGCGTTTTGCATTTGTTGCATTTGGAATGTGTACTGCCCAGCGTACTTTTCAATTCTTGCTGCGAAGGCTTCATCTGTTTGAAGTCTTTCAGCAATATCTGGCTGAGAAGCATACTGTTGAATAACAGTAAGAGCAATTTGAGCACCGTTTGGACGTGCTGGCATTTCAATACCAGAATAAATCTTCGATAAGTCATCTGTTACTTGGCGTACTACTTGTTCTTGAGCAGCTTCAATAGGCTGTAGAATCCTATCAGCAAGAACCGGATCGATGCTAGAAGCAGCAGCATCAAGCAAAGAGTTGATGTCAATACGACCGTTACGATCAAGTTGCGTAAGAGCAACCAACTGCTGTAGCTTCTGTTCTTGAGTCTGAGGATCTGAGTTGAGGACATCATAGTTAATCATTATATCAAAGTTCTCGTTCGGGTCTCCTTTACTGAACTCAATAGGGTCGGGAGAACCAGTAACTCTGAAGAACACTGAGTCCGGTCCAAACCTTTGGAAGCACTTGTAGGCCATATTAAGAACTTCGGCTGAGTGCTGTAAAAACTTGTCTACTAAAAATTGTTTTCGTACTTGACTGATTGCAGAGGTTTCATCCAAACCACATAGTCTGTCCGCTTGAGCCTCCATAGTCTTTTCTATTTCAATAGAACCAGTTGGAGGAGGTGGAGTCGGAGCAAAGTCCAAGTCACCTTTACGTCTGTAAGGGATCATTCTTCCCGGTCCCCAATCTGTAGGAGCTTGTCCCACTGGGTGCAGAATCGGAGGTAGAGTAGCTAGACTGTTTCTATCAATACGTGAATCCCTTTCTACCTTTACTTGATTCTGTATACCACGAAGAATGTCTGGAATAGTTTGAACGTCATAAAGGCGTTTACTATCTTCAGAAAGTTTAGTCACTACAATAGGATAATCTTCATATCCGTTCAGTAATTCAAATTTAGCGTATCCTCCATCGTACTCCTTGTGGAAAACTGTGCAGTAAATTCCTTCAGCACCATCCTCTTGGTCGATTAATCTTTGGTATCCGTAAACGATTTCAATTAACTCCTCTGCTTCATAAGCGTTGTCAGTAAGAGATGTACTTCTACGACCCTCTTGTTCTCTTTCTATGGAATCAATATTGACACCTCTGTACTTATCTATCATTGTTTCCACAAAGTCAGCATCCCATCCATCAGTTACCACTTTGTTCTCTAGCTCTTGAGCAGTGTAGTAAGTCTTCCAAAAACAATACGGTGCACGCTGAGGATCGGTCACATACGGAGGGAACATAAAATCCCCATCGGGAGCAAGTGTCTTAACTTCGGGGGCATCTATTTGGCGGCGAACTATAGGTAATTCAGCTTCTCCTTTTTTGCGAAGATCTTTGATTGCTTTCTTAGCTCTCTTTGGAGTAACACCCGGAAAAGATGCTTCAAGTAAAGCTGCAAGCTCTCCATCGTTATCACCGTCTTGAATGACTTGGCCTATCTCTGGAGATACTTCGGCTATCTGACGAAGGTCTAATTTTTGTAAAAACTTCCTATCCTCTCTGTGCCAACCTACGTAAGTAATTAACAACCCTCTCTCAAGAAGATAATTAGCACCGAGTTCCATCTCTCTCTTGAATCTTGGAATGTATCCAGAGGATACCATCCACTTCAAGAAGTTGGATACAACTTTGCTTCGTGCGATGTCAGTGCTTTCTACGGGATAAGCTCTTACATTAGCACGATTAAGGCTAGACATAAACAGAGATACAAGACGAGTAATTCTTTCATCGATAGTGTGTGCTTCCATATCAGCAGCACCTTCCCAAGGAAAAGCATCAGCACCGTGCTTTCTGTGGTCACGGGACTTGCCAGCCCACCAATTACGTCTATCATCATAGCTTGTCCTACATAGGTCGAAGTATGCTTCTAGTTCTACAACCGTTTGGTCATAGGCGTATCGTAATGTTTTGATGTCGGGCTCTTTTCCTACATAAGTAAGAGCTTCTGAAATTGAATCACTTTGCATAGATTGAATAATATAATAACACGACTATCAACCCCGAATAGGAGTACGTACCCACTTGTACTTCATCTCTTCGCCGATTGTCTCCGCTTGGACATAAACCATTTTACCTACTAGTAATCCTTGCATCCTTGCTGGTATACGAACGGGTACTTTTCGTAGTATGTCCTTGATGTAAACAATCAAGAAGTTTCGGTTCGGGGCTTCTGAAAGCACTTTCCCTCTGTACAAGACTGGCATAGCGATTACATCATCTAATGCAGTCTGCCCTTCTTCACTAATCCAAGTATTCTTACCCCTTCCGGTAACCGCTTCTTCATCCAAGTGCTTGAACACTAGTTCGTGGGCTTCCTCGAAAGTTAGCCCATATTCTTCTGCTATATTTGTTAGTTTCTTTTTAGCCATTAGTAGCCACCTTTCGTATATGTTATAGTTTGATAATCTCTTGAATCAATATGATCCGGTCCTTCGCCGGCGTTAGCCATACGTAAATATCGAATCACATCAAAAAAGTCCTTGAGGGGTTCGTCCGCTTTTCCGTTTGAGTTGTAGTTAATTAAAGAATCTATTAAGTTACCGCAGTCCTTGTGAATATAACACATAGGCTGATTCGCTTCGTCTATCTCTACATTCGGGTTGTAACTGAACCACTCGTCCAAGGCAGCAATACCTTGCTCTTCAGTTCTACCATCACTAGGAATGAAGTTCATACCAAAGTCGTAGAAAGCTGTAAATAAGTCATCATTGTTCTCGTTTTCTCTAGCAAAGTATCTAGAGTCTCCGATTCTTTCAGCTACCTCTATCTCTAGCTCTTCTTCTATCTCTTTGAAAAGCTCTACATATCCCTCTACATTGAATCCGATCTTTTTGGCAGCTGGTCCGTACCTCCACTTTGGATCGCCAAAAATTGCCCACTCACCATATGTATCACGGTCGGGGAACTCTCTTCTAATATAGACAGTACCGTCTCGATCCACTCCAGCCCAGATTGCAACATAGTTTCTTGCTCCGGCGGGGTCGACCACTTGATAACAAGTATACTTGGACTTATCAGAGACATTTGGGAAGGTTCTTCCTCTTTTATTTGGTACTTCGGATAATACATTTACTTCTGTGTTAAATAATGGTAACAGACTTGTCATTGACTTCACTGGCATCCCATAAGCACGCACCATTATTTCGTCTTCGGGTCTACCCTTCAAATCCTTCGCAATACGCTCGTATCCTCCGAATGGATTCTCATCTGAGTGTAAATATACAATACTAGCATCTCTTTCGGGGCTGTACTGCTCAATAGGGAGTTCTCTCCTTGCTAGTAGTTCTGCCTTCCTTGTCCCCAATGTCTCAGCACCCTTCAAGTAATCAGAGATGAATGGCGTGTAGCCATCAATCGGCGTAAATCCTATTACTAGCTTAGAATC